GAAGACGAGCGAGGTTGCCGGCGCTAGCCAAGTCGAAGCTATCCGTGCTCTGCGAGAGTCCATTAACGGAACCGTTGAAGTCCTGAAGATTCTGGCGCAGAACGCTCAATCAGACAGCACTCGAGAAAATATTGCATTGTCGCTGATCGAAATGGCCAAGCAACATAAAGAACTTTCTCTTACCATCGAACGCATGAACTCATCCAACAACAAGCTTTGGAAGAAAGTTGTTATAGGCGTCGGAGGCGCGGCAATGTTGGTGGTCGGCGGTGTCGCTGCCGCCGCGATGAAAAAATGACAAGAAATGGGAATTGGTTCCTTTTTATTATCCAGCTTTGAACGTAGTTGCAGTCAATTAGGCATGCATATGAATAGGCTGTCCCGTCATTTTTTGGCCAATAGCGGCCTTGTTGTACGCATATACAAGGGAAATGTATGTCTATAAATTTGGATGTGGTAATAGGTACGCCGGAATATGAGGTGGATATGAAGGCCGGCCTAGATACTCTTCATGGAGTGTCAGATGCCACTCGCTGTATTGCGGAAACGCTGCTCACTCAAAAAGTACCACAACGGCAAACTGCAAAAAGTAACGTGCGGACCATCATGAAGCGAACTTTTAGTGGTTCGTATGGGCAAATGTTCACCATTGATATTTCCGACGAAGATCTTCGAAAAGAATATAGAAAAATTGGAAATGCGACCTTTGCTGAGCTGATGTCTTACTTTATGAGCGAGTCTCTATACTTGGAAACCGCTGAGCTCTCAGAAAAAGCACAGAAAATTATTCTGAAACTCGGAGATACGGCTGAATCCCTCGTAAAGCAATTGCGGGTATCGGCAATGGAGGATGTTCATGAAGTCTCCACCAAGTTTGGGTATCCAGTTACAATCCGGTATCGAAAGAGCGCGCTGGAACAAATTACAATAGCCAAATTCGACAGCACCACAGTTCAAGCTCTACAGGCGAGAGAGTCTGACGAACAGACAGAAATATTAGCCAGCATAACCCGGCTAAATATAAATACGGGAAATGGTAGATTATTACTTAAAGGGGCAGATGAAACAGTAGCCTTTGGCTTTGGAATCGAATATAAAGCTGTTACCTTGGCAGCCAAGAAGATATTCTCTGAGAACTTGAATTTCAACAACGGACTCAGCAGTAGTAACTGGAGATTCCTGCGAATTATAGTAAGACCAATAAAGCTTCGAGATGATAAAATTGTAAAATATATAGTCAAGGGATATCACAATGACTAACCTCATGGTGATTGTCTCAGCTATCCTCGCGATGGTTGGCGTTATCTGTTCTTATGTTTGGCACTTTTATTACGAATTAAATTTCGGAGTTTCCAGTGATCCTGCTGTATGGGGGCAGCTGGGAGATTACATGGGGGGTATATTAAATCCCCTCCTGAGCTTTATCTCAATCGTACTCCTGATAAAGTCGCTGAGCTTACAAAATCAGGCTAATAAAGGCTTAATTGATGAGATTGAAAATACTAGAAAAACTGAGAAAATTCGCTCATTTGAGGCACAGCTTTTTAATATGATCGATTCTCAGAGGCTGGCTTTCGATGCCTTGAGAATTCAATTTAAGCAAGGTAAAAAGACACAAACAAAACTCTCAACTGAGGCTGTAATAGCAATTGAAGATGAAATTGAAAGACTTCGAAGCGTCAGAAGGGAAGATAGTGATATAGAACAATTTCTCGATGCTATAGATACTTTTGATCAGCTGTTTCGAGTGACTAGAATATTCTATATCATGGTAAAAATGATTACCGAAAAACTCAGCGATTCAGAAGGGTTCACTAAAAAAGATAGAAGTATACACTTTTTAACGTTGATAAATTTTACCGACTTTGCATTGCTCCGACTCATCCTAATAAATATGCAGTTCTCTGATTATCCATCCAGTCACTATCTAAAAAACAACCGCGAGTTCAATGAGGCACTTGGCGAGGTTGGACTACAATGCGGCTTATATTAAGCTGTAACCTGGCATGTCTGATGGGAAGTGGTTGCTCCGATATTAGGAGAAATTCCTGTTTAGGTAGTGCGCGAATAAATCGTAGCGATGCCAAGAATCTTTCCGGTAAATCTGATGCATGCAGTTCATGGTTTCTCGTCTTCTAATCCAATAGCTACAGCACTAGCTCTTTGAATCAAATAAAACATATTTCTAGAGTGTCTTGGCGTCCGCCTTCGCCACAAATAAATGAGCCAATCATCTGTTCGGTCACACCGTAGATGTTGATCGCGCTGAGGAACTGACTGGATTCCTGCATGCGGGTTTCCAGCGTCTGGGTGACGCTCGGCGCCGTGGCGAACTTGGTGGTGACGTTGGGTACGCCGTGCAGCTTGGCCAACTGGCCGAGGTAGGCGTTGAAGAGGTTGCGGGTATCGTTGCGCATGGATGTCGTCCTTCGTTATTCGGGGCTTGGGGTGGGCCGGCTTCAGCAGTCGGTCATGACCTGGTTATCGCCACCGGTTACCGGAGGGCGCGTCTTCTGGCTGTGGTCTTGGGTGGTGGAGAGCTTGTCCTTCAGTTCGGTGAAGTCCTTGCTCAGCTGATCCAGTTGGGTTTGCAGGCCCGTGGAGAATTTTTTCTCGGCGGCCAGTTGCTCGGGCAGATCCTTGACGTGCTCAGCCACGGCTTCGACGGCTTCGCTGATCTGGGCGAACTCGGTGTCGTCCTTGGCTTGTTTGCCTTTGAGCAGGGTTTGCACCTTGCTGAAGAGCTGGGCACCGATGCCGGGCTTCTCTTCGATTTCCTCGAACGTCAGCTCGGTCTCGACCGCCTCGGTGAACATCGAGGTCGCGGAATAGTGGCGATCCTTGAACGGGCTGGCGTCAGGTTTCTGGGCTGAGAACGCCAGGACATCGGTGCCCAGGCTGGCTGGAGAATCCGTTACCCCCAGGCCGACGATGTAGGCCTCACCGGTGTCGGCGAAGCTGTCGTCGATTTCAATCGAGGTGTAGACCTTCTGCTTGGCCTTGTTCATGGCGATCAGGTCGGGCGTCGGCTCAATCTGGGCGAACAGAGCCAGCTTCTTCTGGCCATTGATGTCCACCTCTTCGGTCTTCACCGCGAGCACGTCACCGTAGGCCTTGAACGGGCTGTCCGGCAGCACGCTGCGGTAATGCTCCAGCCAGATGCGGGCGCCGTAGGTGGACGGGTTGAAGTTCTTCGCCGCCTGTTCCAACCAGTTGCGTTTGATGGTGCGCTTGTCAGAGGTAGCGCCCTCGACGGCGACGCGGAACCAGTTGCTGCGGAATTTCTTCATGCCGGGAATCCTCAATGCGTTGGGCGCTAAGTGCGTTGCAATGAGGGGCATGGTCGTGACGCGCGCGAGTTGCGGCAACGAGTCGGGACTGTACGGGAGGGAGGTACAAGGGGCGGTGCTATTGAGTCGCAGGCATGGGCGGCAGCATCGCGGCCATGACTACGACCGCACTGCTGCCCATAGATCCCCGCCGCCAATCCAAGTTTCTCTACTGGATGGGTTGGCGCATCTGCGAGATTGCCGAGGCTACGGGCGAAAAGGAAAAAACGCTACACAGCTGGAAGGCCCGCGACGAGTGGGACCGGGCCGACAATGTCGAGCGTATCGGTGGGGCACTGGAAGCGCGGTTGGTGCAGTTGATCCTCAAGGACAATAAGAGCGGAGGCGACTTCAAAGAGATCGACCTGCTCCACCGGCAGTTGGAGCGCCAAGCGCGGATCCAGCGCTTTCAGGGGGGCGGTACCGAAACCGACCTCAACCCGAATCTGGCGAAACGCAACGCCGAGCCGAAGAAAAAGGCCGTCAAGAACGAGATTGACGAAGACCAGATCGAGCTGCTGCGTGAGGCCTTCATCGATGGCTGTTTCGACTATCAGAAGGACTGGTACCGCGCCGGCAATCAGCGCACACGCGTCATTCTCAAAAGCCGGCAGATCGGCGCTACTTACTACTTCGCCCGCGAGGCGTTCATCGATGCGCTGGACACCGGGCGCAACCAGATTTTCCTGTCGGCCTCGAAGAACCAGGCTTACCTGTTCCGGGGCTACATTCAGGCGTTTTGCCGCGAGGTGATCGGTGTTGAGCTGACCGGTGACCCCATTGTGTTGCCCAACGGCGCGGAGCTGTTTTTCCTCGGTACCAACGCGCGTACCGCCCAGGGCTATCACGGCAATTTCTACTTCGATGAGTTTTTCTGGACGTTCAAGTTCGAGGAGTTGAACAAAGTCGCCTCGGGCATGGCGATGCATAAAAAGTGGCGCAAGACCTACTTTTCCACGCCGTCGAGCATGGCCCACGAGGCGTACACCTTCTGGACAGGCGAGCGCTTCAACAAGGGCAAGCCCGCCGCGCAGCATACGAAGGTGGACGTGTCCCATGGCGCACTCCAGCAGGGCCGGTTCTGTGAGGATCGATTGTGGCGGCAGATCGTCACGATCCTGGACGCGGAGCGGGGCGGTTGCGACCTGTTCGACATCGAGGAGCTGCGCCGCGAGTACAGCCCCGAAGCGTTCGCCAACCTGCTGATGTGCGAATTCGTCGACGACGGCGCGAGCATCTTCCCGCTGACCCTGTTGCAGTCGTGCATGGTGGACAGCTGGGTCGAGTGGGCCGAGGACTACAAACCCTTTGCCATGCGCCCATTCGGCGACCGTCAGGCGTGGATCGGTTATGACCCGGCCGAGACGGGCGACTGTTCCGGCATGGTGGTGGTCGCGCCGCCACTGGTACCGGGCGGCAAATTCCGCATCCTCGAACGTCACCAGTTCCGGGGAATGGACTTCGCCGCGCAGGCCGCATTCATCAAGAGCGTCTGCGACCGCTACTGGGTGACCTACATCGGCATCGATGTAACCGGTTTGGGCAGCGGCGTGGCCCAGCTGGTGCGCCAGTTCTTCCCGGCGGTGACCACCTTCAGCTACTCGCCCGAAATCAAAACCCGCCTGGTACTCAAAGCCTATGACGTGATCCACAAAGGCCGGCTCGAATTCGATGCCGGCTGGACCGACATGGCCCAGTCGCTGATGGCGATCCGCAAAACCGTCACCGCCGGCGGACGCCAGTACACCTACACCGCCGGCCGCAACGACAACACCGGCCACGCCGACCTGGCCTGGGCGCTCTTTCACGCATTGCATCACGAACCGCTTGAGGGGCAGACGACTGCCAACACCGGGCGCATGGAGATTTACTGATGACCGAACAACTTTCCAGCCAGACGCTACCCGCCACCGGCGCCGGGACTCAGGTGTTTTCCTTCGGCGAGCCGACGCCGGTGCTTGGTGGTCGGGAGGTCTTCGATTACTTGGAGTGCTGGTTCAACGGACGATGGTATGAGCCGCCTCTGTCACTGGATGGGCTGGCCCGGTCGGTGGGGGCGAGTGTGCACTTGCATTCAGGGCTGATGTTCAAACGCAATCTGTTGAGCAAGACGTTTATCCCGCATCCGTTGCTGTCACGGGCTTCGTTTGAGCAGTTTGCATTGGATTTTTTGTGCTTGGGCAATGGCTACTTTGAGGGGCGGCGGTCGCGGCTGGGTGGGGTGCGCAAACTGGAAACTCCATTGGCCAAGTACATGCGCGCCGGGCCGGAGGGACAGTTCTACCAGGTGCGCGGGTGGAAGGATGAACACGCGTTCGAGCCGGACAGCATTTTTCACCTGCGTGAGGCGGATCTGCATCAGGAGATTTATGGGCTGCCGGAGTGGATCAGCGCGTTGCAGTCGGCATTGCTGAACGAGTCGGCGACGCTGTTTCGGCGCAAGTATTACGAGAACGGCAGTCATGCCGGCTTCATCCTGTACATGACTGATGCGGCGCAGACGGAGGCGGATATCGATGCGTTGCGTAAGGCGCTGAAGGATTCGAAGGGGCCGGGAAATTTTCGCAATCTGTTCGTCTACTCGCCGACCGGCAAGAAGGATGGGATTCAACTGATCCCCGTGAGCGAGGTCGCGGCGAAAGATGAATTCAACTCGATCAAGAATCAGACGCGGGATGACGTGTTGGCGAGCCTGCGGATTCCGCCGCAGTTGATGGGGATTGTGCCGCAGAACGCAGGTGGGTTTGGGTCTATCAGGGAGGCGGCGCAGATCTATGCCGCCAACGAACTGAAGCCTATCCAAACTCGGATGACCCAGTTGAACGAATGGGTAGGCGAGGATGTTATTCGCTTCAGTGAGTACGAAATAAAGGGAGAGTAAGTCGCCGAACGCTCCCTTAAATTTATCAATTAAATCTTTACTCCGCTTTCTATGAAAAGAGCCCGGAAGTCAAAGGGCTTGTAGTTGCTAATAAGGGTTATGTTTGAGCTGGGAATTTTATTGTAGTCGAATTCAATAATTTCGGTTAGAAGCTCGCTAGGCTCGTAGCGCTCATCAAACAATAGAGAATCTCGTATTTTTTCAGATATGTTCTTTGTCGCAATTATTAAGTTTTTTACATCTCCGTCTGGAATGAATACGGTGCGTTCAAATGCGGAAATGCTATTTCCTGAAGTTGAGCTGTAATAGGATTTTATATAAAAGTTCTCAGCGTATCTTTGGATTAGGGAGTCAAGCGTGTCAGCAGCTTGGGTCCAGGTTTTCTGATCATTTAGTCCAGCTGATGCGTGGATGATAGCCGAAAGGTATTCGTCGACTTGTGACCCAATTCTTTCGCCTACTTTAAAATTTCCATGCTTTGCTCCAGGAAAAGCCAGTCGGTGAAACTTTCTCGGTAAAGCTATTTTTGTCTTGCTTTCCTCATGCTCGCTGAGATAACTCTCAAATTCTTCAGTGTGTTTGTAAAAATTTGAAAAATTGTTATTTTCGGATGCTAGTCGCATCTGCTCTTTAGTTTGTTCTGAACGATGATTTGCGGCAAGCAGTGCCACGATTGGAATTATTAATGCCAAAATTCCCAGTGGTATTTTGAAGATATTTAAAGCGTTGTTGAATCCGGTGTAGTCGTAGCTGGGTGTTAGGTTGCTATTGTATATTATTAGTATGGAGAAAATTACTGCTATGGCGAAATGTATTGCGACAACGATCCAAAGTATTTTTAGACTTAAAAAGCTTTTGTGTGGGTCGAAAATGTTGCTTTTCAAAATGTCACCTCTGCGTTCCTTGTTAAGGCAGTTTGGGTGGTTCTGGTTAAGTCAAGAGCATACTAGCCTTTAATAACGGTATCAAATTTTAGTCGAGAACCCATGCTTTTGGGTGCTTTGATAGTGATTCCCCTATGCCATAACGTTAGCGGGGAGTACAGGAGTTATTACAGACTTAGGTGGGCATTGGTGCCACTCCAGGGTACTAGGGATCTCCGGAATTTGTAAGATAGTGCATTCATTTTTTAAAGGATGCACTATCTTGAATTTTTAACTGGCTCTCTCGTCCCACGTTTCCAATACAAAAGCAGCTATCGTATGAGCTGCATGAATAGCTAATTTTGCATGTCGAGGTTTTAACTTATAGGGCTTCTTTCCATCTCCATGGGCAGCGCTCGCGTGCGTTCTCAGTGCTCCAATTCCATTCACAGTTGCCATTATTCCACTAACGATTTCTTGTAGGTCTCGCTCCTCCAACTTGGACGCGTCTAAGCCAAGGTCTGTTTTGACTACTTTCCAAACCGCTTGTAAGTCCTGCTTTGCGGGCATTTGAAGATGAGGGTGTTCTGCGATATATACCTTGAAAAGTGACTCCAAGATATTACAGGCGGCGGAGACTGCCTCTCTCGGGCTTATCTGAATGTTTCGAATTGCTCGCTCAAACTCTTGGTCAATAGCTTGAATGTTTCTATTTTTAATTAGTTCTGCTAGAGATTTTGTCGCCAGTCCCTCACCTTTGGATAGTATTCCTCCAGGAGAGTAAGTTAAGCCTGCTCTCTCTAGAGAGAGTTTTATTTTGGCGACTCTTTCTTTTTTTATGTCTATAAGTTCTTGCGATTGCCAGCGAGTCAGAGCCGTGGCGTCAATGTCTTCCTCCATGTAGTTCTCTATTAAGCGGCCTAGGATAGCCAGTCGCTTTGATCCACTTTCTTTATTTATCCGGCGTAGCCATTCTAGAGCTTTAACTGCTTTGGAGCCGTCCGGTGGGTCGCCTGGAGCATCTGCATACATGAATAAACTGTCGAGCGAGGCGTGAGTCTCGGACTCTGAAATGGTATCCGCAACCGCAGAGATTACATACGTTGGGATGCTGTAGTCGTCCAATTTTGCTCCTTAGATCAGCGTTAGATCCTTCATGCAGAAGCCCAATGACCCACTGCAAATGAAAATCCTGATTTCAGCCTAGACCCGTATTGGGTTTCGCCACAAATCCTTTTCCTGCACAGACATGGCAACCTTCAGACTCACCAAATTGATCGCGGCAGGCTGGGCACAGGCAGAAGGCCGCCGACTCAATATGTGGTCTCACCTTTTCAAAGGCGCGCAGGTTACGCTCTTCATATTCTATCTGTGCTGCATCAACCAGCGCACGGTAAGTATCCGGGTCATCAATGGGTTTGTAGTCGACGCCGTCGATGACCCGCTCAGTTTCAATCAAACGGTATTGACGCCCATTAATTTCAAGGATCAGCCCAATAATCTTTCCGATCTTTCGTGAGACGCCCAGGGTGAGCCGCACACCGTCCATGTCGGAGTAGACCTTCCCGTCATAAGCAAAAGAGGCGCCGCGCGGTTCGTCAGTGGCGAAGTTGAAGATCGAGCGGCTGATTGTGCCCAGCAGTTTGCCGTTGGTGACTTGCACGACGTTATAGGTCGATGCGCCACGGTAGTGATCTGGTGAGTTCTGCAGCTCCTCGACGGTGTGCCAGTAGGCTGCGTCTGCCATCTCGTTCATATCAAACCGTTCAAGCTGATCAATCAGCCCCTCGTCAAACAACGCGGCTGCCATCTCGTGGAGCGTTTCCCGGTGCGCCTCGGGGTTTTGCATTCGGAAGTCCTTATCGTCGAGGGTCAAACGCCATCGCTGCATCCTGAGAGCTTTAGCCTGTCCGAAATTCATGAGAATTGATCGCTGTACAAATGCTGTATTTGTGTACAGTAATCGGCTCAATAGATTGAAGCGAGCGCAGGCGACGAGCTGTCAGAATAGCTCGGGGAGTTGACGTGCTTCATGGTGCCAGTGACCTGCTACATGCACTTGGCGCGCGCCGTCGTCCCCCCACCTCGCCTCCGGTCTAAATGGGTCTTTTTTTCCGCAGTCCTGCAGAGGGCTGAACGCGGCCAAGGCTGGGCGTTGTCATGGTGATCGTGTGGGGCAGAAAGCCTGCAAATCCCTGCGAAGGGTAGGCGCCCGATGCGTCTCCCCTGGCGGGGGTTGTCGTCAGGTGCGAGTCACCATTCGACTCCGATTTTCAGGAACGCAGTCGGAAAAAAGTAATGTGGTAAGTCGGATGCAACTACACCGCTGAAAGCCCTGTATTTATTGGCTTTGCTGGATTACTTCAGAAAGTAATTTTGAGTAATGAAAAAGGTAATGTGGCCGTAAGTGGCTGATTTATAAGGGATGGAGAAAAAGAAAAATTACTTCCTTAAAAGGTAATTACCTTACCTCTACATTACTTAAAAATTACCTTGCGCCAATCCTGTGCAGGCCAGTGAAATCAAGCCTCTCAGGCAGGTCATAGGATCGAATTACTCAAATTACTTATTTCCGATGCCGCTCCAGAAAAAACGCATTACCCCCTATAGCCCGGATCGCGTTCGACTGCCGCACAAACTCATGGGACCGCCATGGGAACGCTTGCGCGCTAACTATCACCCTGAAACCCTTATAAACCGGGGGCTCACTCGCCGAAAATCGCAATCGGGTGGTTTCGAATCTCTCCTTCACCGCCAAATTCGATGTACACAAAACCCCTGATT